AGGTCCTAATATAGACGGTTACTGGCATTTCTATAGATATCCTGAGTTATCTGCTACATTAGCTGAAAATAACGGTGTAACAATAATTGACCTATGAAAAAACAATTTACTTTTGAGGAGTTTATTGAACCGGTTACACAATTAAGTAAGAATGATTTCTTTATATACCCAGCTAATGCATATCAGACAGTACAACGGGTAAAAAGAGTTATATCTATGTCTAGTAGCCGTGTCTATTTAGATCAGGCTGTAAGTAAAACCGAAAGAATCTTTATAAGAGAACGATAATGGAACATGGTTGCCACATTGTAGTATGTATCATGTATATACTAATTTGTTATATTTTAGGTACGGGTATAGATAGTTTGCTATATACTGCTGCATCCGACAAAGTGAGAAAGACTATGATCCTATTGTCTACAGCATTTCTAGTAACTGGCTATATTATCAGCGTATATATTCTAATTTATTTATTAATCTACGTAATAAAATGACTTACAGAATTATGACCGATGATGATTGCTTCTCTGGGTTTGAATACCAAACAATGACAGAAGCAGAAAATAAGTTAAATGAATGCCCAAAAGGTTGGTGGGTAGATACATGGTATTACTTTTATCTCGATGATGCTAGACAGCAAAGACTTATCTTTGATATTGCAGATATCAATGATAACTATTAGTAGGTGTCAACCCCGAAACATTGAAAGAAAAAGTTGATGACAGCCTGGAAAGACAGGCAACATGCCTCCATAGCTCAGTTGGATAGAGCAAAGGTTTTCTAAACCTTGGGCCTCAGGTTCGAATCCTGATGGGGGTACTATTATTCTTTACAGAATAACAATTCATTAATTGGTAAATGCTTTTTTACTATTATCTTATAAGTAAGAAACTTACCTACCATGAAAAAAGATAATACAGTACTATTTATACTTAAGAAAAGACAATCATCACATGATGGTCATTATTCAATATCTTCTGGGTTACTTAACTCAGCAAGATTTGTAAGTGACATGCTAAATAAAAATGGGATCCAGTCTTATCTCACAGAAGTAATTGATAATAACTGTATAGATCGGGAAGTTACCAAGTATAATCCTACTCATGTAGTAATCGAGGCATTATGGGTAGTGCCATCTAAGTTTGAGGTACTAACAAAGCTACATCCTAATGTAAAGTGGATCATTAGACTGCATAGTGATATCTCTTTCCTTTCAAATGAAGGCATGGCTATGGAATGGATATATGATTACCTGAAATATCCTAACGTAATGATCTCATCTAATGATGCTGATACAAATCAAGCATTGTCTGATCTAACAAACCGTAAGTTTGTATATCTACCAAACTATTATCCTGTTGGTTTCTTTAATTATAAAAAGAAACCTTCATATACAAGAACACTGAACATAGGTTGCTTTGGTGCAGTTAGACCTTTAAAGAATCAGTTGATACAAGCAGTAACCGCAATTAACTATGCGGATACCTATAAAAAGAAACTAAAGTTTCATATCAATGTATCTAGAATTGAGGGTAAGGGTGAACCAGTTCTTAGAAACATCAGAGCATTATTTGAGAATAATCCTAAGCATGAGCTTGTAGAACATGAATGGTTAAGTCATCCAGAGTTTGTAAGATTAGTAGAGACTATGGATCTTGGTATGCAAGTTTCCCTTACAGAAACATTTAATATTGTAACAGCTGACTTTGTAAATAACAATATACCTGTAGTAACATCAGACGAAATATCTTGGGTAAGTGGTTTATTCCAGGCTAATCCAGCTGAAGCTAAATCTATACTACAGAAGATGAGACAAGCACTAGTCCTTAATAAACTTAAGTTTCTAAACAAAATAGGTTTATGGATCTACTCGTTTAAATCTCAGAGTATATGGACTAAATACTTTGGTTAAAATTAATTGTCTTTAGATGCTGCGGCTATGTAAATGTGTTTCTTTTCCTGTTCAGCTGCTATAATGGCCATGATACCTCGAAGTTCTTCATAGGTAAATTGCACTACAAGTTGTGCATTTTCATCTACAACTTGCATAACCGAATGGTCAATATATATTTCAGGAGTATCTAATTCATTCTGGTCATTACGAACCAGGTTAGCATCGTACAATCCTGCTTTGATTACAGTAGGCATCAGCGTATCTCCCCATTATCTATTGTAAGATTTTGAACACTAAAGTTTCCGTTTTGTTTCATGGTCACGATAGCAAATCCATGTACCCATTCATTGTATGGCATATAATCAGGAGATAGTTCACACAGGCATCCTGTAGAGAATCCTCCGTGATAATGTCCATCCATGTTTTTATCTAGGTAAGTACTAGATCTGTGGTAATGGCCGCAGATTGTATTGACCTTTGATTTACCATAGATATACTTGGCAGGGTATACACCTCCAGCACCTTTGTATTCATGACCGTGAATGATGTTTAAGTTACCTGCTTTAATTACAGTGTACTTATCTATTAGTATCACATGGTGTTTGTTAAACTCTAATAAGATATCTAGTCTAAATTCTTCAGAGTCAAATATTTCTGGAGCTTTTACCTGCAGATATCTTTCCAGTCTCATCTCATGGTTACCAATCTTATAGTATATCTGTGCCTTAGGAAATGCTAGTCTCAGTTCATTAAGAAACCATTTGCCTAGTTCTATTTCTTTACGGAACTTAGGTTTGCTTGGATCCTTAGAGAAGTCAGACAGTGCATAGAAATCTAGTATGTCTCCGTTAAGAATGATACAATCTACTCCTTGTTCCATGCCGTATCTGATTGCGACTCTAAGTGCTGCAGCATTATGGTAAGGAAAATGGATGTCAGATAGTATTAAAATCTTTTTAGTAGCGGTAGCTAGTACGTATGGTTCCCGAATTTCTTCAAAAGAATCTGGGATATCTTCAAATGGAGCATAGTTATAAGATACTTCTTGCACCATTGACCTGTCTTCCATCTTATCTCTGTTTTTATTACCGCTTTTACCAGCGTGATAAGACAAAGTTTTTCTGATGTGCTCTACACTATTAAAATATAGTGGCTCTTCCTCGTATATCTTTTTAGCTAGTGTAAGTAATGGTGTTTTAGGAAATCTTTTTAGTGTTGCAATGCAGATGTCTGCACCTTTAGATCTTTTTTTAGCCATTTAACAGTCGATTATGTGGCCAATATCGTATAAAAACTTTAATCAACCTAATTATTTTATGGCTCAAGACCAATTTAACGTAAGCATCAACAAAGAAACGTTATCAAAAATTTTAGATAACATACTGGTTAACAGTCTTCCAGATAAAGATCTCATGGTTCAGTACCTAGTAAAGCTTATAATGAAGGGGTATAATGGCAGTGATTTCTTTATGGCTTTAACCAATACCTTTCCTGAAATTAAATTCAGGCCGGGTGACAAAGTTAGAATTGCGCATGAAACTTTGTACTATAACATAAATGTAGATAGATCCATTGAAGAAGGATACATCCTTGGCAAGGGTATATACGTTGAAGTTACATCTATAGATCATGTTTCAAGCAATTGCTACAAGGGTATGGTTCAGTTTATAGATAAAAGTAACACGTTCCAGTACCGCGAAATGGAATTCAATTCTGATTGCATCTTAATGGATAATACAATAATCCCTGCGAAGCCGATAATAGTTCCAGGTGATCTTATTTAGTATTAGCTATTTAGTGCACATTATTTTGTATATCATATATTAAGTTCATTAATTATTTATTAGACTGAGTAACTTTGATACATGTATTATCAATTGCCCAATGGTAAGACGATTTGGCTAGATATTTCAGATGTTATTAACCTGACAAATGAAGATATCCAATACCTCATCGCCACCAATATGGGTGAAGTAATACTTAATCCTTTCAAGAACTCAGTACTAAATAATAAGGATGAACTGGAAGAAACTGATTCAGATGAGGAAACTGAATCAGGGGATGTAGACTTTTATTATAAAGAGTTTTATCCTGATGAATTTCCAGATATCAAGGACGACAGTATAAATTTTGACGACCTTGAAAGTTAGTCTAACAATTTAAATCTCTTATTACAATGTTTACTAAAGTTTATGTGACAGCTAATGAAGCTGGTCAAGTGGTTATCCCATCTAAAGAAAATCCAAATTATGGTCACATCCGTGTAGAACAAAAGCGTACTGTTATTACAGACAAAGGTTGGGTACGTAGCAAAGTACTTAGTGCTCTTATGCATGGTACTGTAGATGAATTAGAAAGTTTAGGTTTTGGTGCAGGAGAAGTTCTTCCTGGCAAAATCATTATTAAAGAATCATTGACTCCGTTCAATGCCAAGGAACCTTCATTAGACTTTAAGATTGCAGGTAAAACTGGTGTTGTATGTATGGTAAATGAGCAGCCTATCTACCGCAAATGTTTCTATAACCAAAGCGGAACAGATACTGATGAAACAATTTCCCATACAAATGGTGACGCAATACGTCAGGCAAACATTAGGTTTGTTGAGACAGAAGAAGTTGCAGACGTGGATAACGATCCATTTTGTCTGTAATGGTTTAGGTATATTAGTTAAAAATGGGGGTCATTGGCCCCCATTTTATTTTTTATCAACTTAATAATCAATTCATTATGCCACTCTATCAGAAAATTAATTACACTGGAGGACTATCTGAATATCAGAAGTTCCCAAAAAGATTTACATCTCAAGTAACTTACGAGCAAGACAGGTTTAATCCCTATCAGAACTTCCTTTACAAACGTGCATTGTTTGGCTTATCTGTTTACTCTAAAGAAGAGTTAGATGTCATGCATTATGCTAAAAAGAAAAGAATAAATAGTGTACACATGCGTGCACAAAAGGTTCTGAACATATGGAAACAAGAACTTATTCATGAGTTTGTTTCTAATTTCTTGTGTAAACTATTTCACCACAGCAAGTTTGCAAAAGATTACTCGGAAAAGTTTGCCGGCATAGTAGATGATGCGTACATTAGCACCACTGAATTTAAAGATCTAGGTATTAAGAAAGAAAATATCATAGAGAAATTAATTCAGGAGAAAATACTACCGTCTAACTTTTACGAACTAACATGAATCTCAACGAGTTAAACAACAAAGAGTTATTGTTTGTATATTTTTCAAACAAATCACTTTATGACTTGTATCAAACTGTCCTTACAGATAAGAAGTATGAGTCAATAGTTGACATGTTTGATATGGGTAGTATCATCATTAAGAATACTCTATTTGAAGAGGAGCTTGTTGAGATACAGAACAGCGAACATTACAAATATGTTGTTGACTTAAATGAAAAGCTAGAGCCTATAGCAGCAATCATTGGTGAGGTAGACTCTAAACTTTATGATGAGGTTGAAGAGATCGTCAATTTCCGTTACCGTTTTTAATAACAATCAAAATGTTAGTTGCAAAACCTAAAATTTGCAGCGGTTGCGGCATTCAAAAGCCTATATGGAAGAAAGAGGGGAGACAGAGGTTCTGTAAGGACTGCTGGAGTTGCCATTCTGGTAAGGACAAAATTAAACCAACAAAACAGAAACCTTTGTCCCCCAAATCTTCTAAGAAGGAAAAACTAGATGTCGCATATACTGCATTAAGAAAAGCGTATTTATCTACGCATCCTATGTGTGAGGCCAGACTACCTGGTTGTAGTTTAAATGCCACAGACATACATCATAAACAAGGTAGAGTAGGTGGATTATATCTAGATGACTCCGAGTTTATGGCTATATGCAGAACATGTCATAGGTGGATACATGATAATCCAGCAAAAGCAAAAGAATTAAATCTATATCATTAATATGGGAAAAATGAAACAGTTATTAGATAAGTTTGAAGGTTATATAGTTACTGCAGATGTTTATTTTCCAAATGAACCTACACCTGAGTATGCATCAACCTTTATTGAACCTGAATTTCTTTCAGCCGATAGTGTGAAGTCTGTAATAACCAGAGTAAGAAACAGAAGATTTAGAATCAGTCCTAACAAGGCAGAGATTAACATCTACAAAAAGTATGGTGATGACACACTTGATTTTAAATATACTAAACTTGTAAAATCAATTAGCTTAAGTTCTAGGCAATGTAAAAACGCTTGGGTATGATTATTAGATTTAAGAAATACGAAGATGAGAATGGTACCAAACATTGGTACCTGCATGAACCTACATGGAGAGGAGATTCAAAAGATCTTCAGTTACCATCAAGCCTTGAGAGTCTAGTAGAAGAAGAAACTGGAATAAGTACAAGAGAAATATCTTTTGAGGTAAGTAAGTATCACATGAGTGATGCTAAAAATCTAGAGAAGATTCATAACGAGGAAATGGAACCAGGTAGGTACGATTCGTATTATGGTGAAGTATATATCTGTGACTTATTACAGTTATATTTTCCAGAAGGTTATCCTAACAAAATTTATTATAAAGCAAAAGCAAATGACAAGGGATGATATACAGGCAGAAGCTATAAAAATATTAAAAGGTTTATCTGCAAATTCACGTGTTGGTTTGGGAATCAGTATGGGTGTAGGTAAAACTAAGATATGCCTAGACTATATTAATTACCTATCAAGTGCACGAGTTATTCCATTAAAGACTTTGGTAGTAGCACCGAAGGTATCTATACATAAATCCTGGAAGGACGAGATAGTTAAACATGGGTATGAAGATTCTAATCTTGATATATCCTACGGAACTTATCTTTCCTTATATAAGAAGAACCTGAATAATTATGATTTGATTATTCTTGACGAATGTCATAACCTCTTGCGTAAGCATGATTCTGTTCTATCTAACTATAAAGGTTGTATCGTTGGTGTAACAGGTACACCTCCTAAGGTAGCATCATCTGAGAAGGGTGAGATGGTAGCAAAGCATTGCCCCATCAAGTTTACCTATATGGTAGATGATGCTGTTAGTGATGGTATCCTAAATGATTACATGATATACGTACATGTCCTTGATTTAGATACCCGTAAAAATCATTTCAAGAAGACTAAGACAGGTGGTTATTATACATCAGAGTTAGAGGATTACAACTATTGGTCTAGAGCAATAGACAATGCTAATAGCCAGAAAGAGATGCAAATGAAACGCATTCTTAGAATGAAAGGATTAATGTCTTATCCTAGCAAAGAGGTATATGCTAAGGAGTTACTGAATTATATCAATGATAAAGTAATTCTATTTGCTAATACTAAAGACCAGGCTAGTAGACTATGCAGCTATTCTTATTTCAGTGGTAACAAGAATTCTGAGTCTAACCTCGAGAAATTTAAATCCGGAGATATTTTTAAACTTGCATGTGTCCTACAATTAAATGAGGGTGTTAACATACCAAATTTAAAGCAAGGTATAATCATGCATTCATATGGCAATGAACGTAAGTCTTCGCAAAGACTGGGTCGTTTGCTAAGATTAAATCCAGATGAAACAGGAAAGATTCATATCCTATGCTACAGAAATACCGTAGACGAAACATGGGTCAAGTCAGCACTTGAAGACTATGACTCATCTAAAGTAATGTGGGTATCTAAAAGTTCTAAATTTACTGAGGATCAGTGATTTAACTAGAAGAGTACAACTATAAAGTATTTAACGTATATTGGCCAAATAAATAAATACCATGACTGCACTAATACTAATACTAATTATCTTGGCTGGAGTATTCAAAGGTAAAATGGATGCTCTTTCTGATGAAGGCATGAAGACAATGGACTGGCATCGTAAATATGATTTTACGAAAGAATTCAAATGGCACTGGTGGTATCTATGGTTTCATAGACCTAGGTTTCCTGAGAAGTTTCCATTCAGTTCTACAGTACTTGTATTTCTTACAGATCGTTGGCATATGAATCAGTTTCTTATGCAGCGTTGTTTGTTCTTAGCAATTGGTTTAGCAATAACTCCGAAGTTTATATTAAGTATATTTGTTGCATTAATAGTATTCCCTATTATGATGGGAGTACCTTTTGAAACAATGTATAACTGGTATAGACAATATTTAAAAGATAAGGACGATGAACGCATTTGAAGAAACAGATGACAACTGCATGAATAATTGCAAGTATTGTCAGAAGGATAAAATCTATGACTGTGCCAAAGAACTTGCTGAGTTAGAGGATAATATGAATATGGTAGATAGTATCTACTTTGATTTGTTAACCACCTCTATTATCTGTAGCAAATGTTTTACTGAGGAATTTTCCGAGTACTATTCAGATGACAGCGCATGAAAATAATTGACCCACCATTGGGTTGGAAATATGGATTTCCAAAACCAATACCTACTGATGTAGTAGATGTAAAAGAATGGCTAGTAGAAAACGGTTACCCTAAATCTGAAATAGATAAATACGGTGACTGGTTCTATTGCAGACAGTACTTTATACCAGATGGTATGGTACAAGATGGTATAAATAAAACAAATGAATCTAAAACCAACGAAGATGAATCTTAAATTAAAAGGAAAAAGAATCCTTATTGAAAAGCCTGTAAGACCAGAGAGTCAGGTAATCCTTACAGAAGATGTTCAGGCAAACCTTGAAGCTGAGTTCATGAAATCATGGAGTAAGCTTAATGTAGTAGCTACTGGTGATGAATGCACTGGTGTAAAGACAGGAGATCAAGTATATATCGGTACAGCACTAGCCAACTGTGAGGTAATTGATATTGATGGTACCATGTATTTTATTGCCTATGAGAATAACGTTGCAATTGTTTGGTGATGAAACCAGTACTAAGTAAATCGTCTTTCGGTAACGGTATTTTATATCTATCTCTATCTACAGGATTCGCCCTGATAGGTGGCATGGTAACAGAATACTTGTTTTACTTCGGCCTACTGATAAACCTTATCCTAGTAATAGTATGGGCAGTAAACTATGAAATGAATAGATTCATGGACAACACAGTAAAAATACTGCAGTACATGAAGTATGATTTTCGTAATGGTCCTATATATTATCTGATGGCAGCAGGTTGTTGGCTTGTTACTATCATCAATGCTATTCTAGACTATCAACGTCATGGATTCATTGAGTATGACGTTTGGCTATCCCTAACGTCTATTTATTTCATATCTTGTGTTATGGTCCTTTGGGGCTATGCAAAAGATTATGACAAACTCAAGTGACCTTATCTTTATATACTGGGATGATCTTCCTGTATCTAAGTCAATTCAAGAAAAACTAATACTATCTTTTAATGATCAAAATGAGCAACAGCCCGGTTAGTGTAACCGAGGTATATGAAGGTACCATAGAATTGGATCGTAAATATGTATTTACAGTAGAGAAAACAATTGTAGATAAACCAGTTACTCCTAATTTTCAGCCATATTGTGTTAAAGATGTAAAGTGTGTAGAGGATTGTGATGGAGAAATTGCTCCTGATGTATTGTTTTTAATAGAAAGAACTATAATTAACTGGGGTAAAAAGAATGGAATCGGCAAATCAACTAAAGATGAATGATCCTAATGAAACCAAACCTCCTGTATGGGAAGATCTAGGTTATGCAAACTATGAGTAAATCAAAAGAAAAAGTAGATTTCTACGAAGTTCCTGCAAATGAATGGCAAATGCCTATTCTTAAAGGCTATAAGATGGCCTGTTGTGATTGTTGCCTGGTTCATAATATGACCTTTAAAATAATTGACCCTGATACCAACAAAGTCATTAAAAATGCAAGGGTAATTATGAAAGCTACAAGACATGAGACCCTTACCAAGCAACTTAGAAAAGAGAGAGACATAGAAATGCTAAAAGAGTATGAGTAAACAAACAGCAGTAGAGTGGTTAATAGAGCAAATAGAATGGTATAATATCGAACTTTCATCTGATTTGAGATTTGAAATAGATAAAGCCAAAGCAATGGAGAAGGAGCAGATTATGAATGCTTACTTAGAAGGAGAATCAGATGCTGACCACTACGATGATTCGGCATTACGATTTTACAACGAAACATACGGAGGTGACAAATGATTGCAGCACTAATAGTATCAATTCCTTTATGGATAATAGCAATCTCATTAAGAGACCTGTACAACCAAATCAAAAAACAAGATGAAAGCAATACTTGAGTTCAATCTTCCTGAGGATGGAGATGACTTCCGCTATGCTGTTAATGGACAAGAGTACTACATTGCTCTGCGTAATATCAGAGAGGATGTCCGGCAAATCTGGAAGTATAGAGAATTACCCGAAGAACAGTTTAATCTTGTAGATGAGATCTATCAGATGATTAACCAAAGAATTAACGAAGCAAGTAAGGCCAATGATTAAAGAAGGTGATCAAGTAGTATGTATAGATGATGTATTTGACCCGAGGTCAATAGAAATCATACCTAATAGACCTATCAAGGATAATATTTATACTGTCCGTGAGATGAGATATTATGATATGCATGATAAGATGGGTATTACTCTAGTGGAAATTAAAAATCCTGTTATTGTAAAGGATTTATTTGGTAGAAGGCAGGAACCTAGTTTTAATATTATTCGGTTTGCTCCTATAGATGAAGTACTAGATAGTATTAGTATAGAAGAACTAAATGAAGAATTAGTATGACATATGAAGAAAAACTAAAAGTCGTTAATTTACTAATGCTTTTACAGATATCTGTATACGCAGCTGATGAAACTACAAGTATCTCTTGGTTCAATAAACAGAAAACTAAAAGTATTCTAAACACGTTCCTTGACATCATAATTAAGGAACATGGACATGTGATAAAAAGTTTTTGGGAAATTCCTGAAATGGATATGTTGGAAATTACCAAAGTTCTTAGTAATTTTGGCAAGGCTGCTGGGTCATTAGAATATTATCATCTGGCGGAAGTAACTAAATTAATTAACGATTATAAAAATCAAAATCCATGACGCATTTCTTTTTATGTATTGCATTTGCAGTTGGCGGTGCCGCTATTTCTGGAATCCTTGTTGACCTTAAATGGAGACAGGCCGTAAAAAAATTAATTGATAGAATTACCTCTCTTGAGGGAGGTCTAAGTGTTAAGCAATTAGAAATTAATAATCTAAATTCAAAACTAATTGCTGCTAACGCACGAATCAATATGCTTGATGTTAGCCTTTGTGCAAAAGATAAAGAACTTAATTATGCCTCAAAGAAAGTAACAAGTGCACCAGTTGTTGCGACAGAAAAACCAACAACAAAAAAACGTGGACCATACAAAAAGAAAAGATATGGCAGACCAGCTTCCAATAACAATTCAGCTAAGAAAGGAGAATAAGCAATTAGTAATTGTAAATGAAATGAGTAAGTCAAAACTTGACTTATTCGTAAAGTCCCTAGATGAGGGACAGGTTGTATCTGTAAACTACGAAGTTATTACTGCAGATAAAACCTATGCTCAGTTATCTAAACTGATGAAATGCATAAGAGAAGTTGCTACATACACAGGCGATACATTCGAAAGTGTTAAGCATGAAGTAAAACTAAGATCAGGACTATGCATCAATGGGCAATGCAAATCTTTTGCAGATTGCTCCAAAGATGAAATGAGTCTGGCTATCCAAACTATTATAGAAATAGGTGATATTGTAGGATTTAACCTACACTAATCTCAAAAAGATAGATAATGTAGGTTTTATCCTACATTATCTTCTTTAAGGGGACCATCAACTGGTGTTTTGGTCTGGGTTGCCGGATCATATTCTACCCAATGCAGCTTCTCCTGTTGTCTTGCTGCTGATTCTACTAATGTAAGGAATGCCAAGATTGTTTGGCAATGGTAAGTAAAAGCATCGTCAATGTTGCCTTGACCAATTTTTTTCATTACTTCGGTAAAATGTTCCTGATCTTTGAAAGGAACAAACTCTAACAACATCTGATTGAATCGCATTACGTAATCTACAGGCAATTCAACAGTAATGTTAGTGTTTTCCTTATATACCTCAGCTCTTACAGGCTTGAGATCCTCTACTGGCATTGTTGTTTCTTCTGACATGTTGATTTTATTTAATACGCAAATATAAATGAAAGATATAAACCTACAAGAAATTAAAGATAAACTATTTCAAAAATTAAAATCAGCTGGTTGGGGACCAGCAACAGTAAATTTTGTAATGTCTTCTGACTTTGATTCTATATTGGAATTCCTTTATAATGAATCAGTTAGTGGTAAAAAGTGGACCCCACAGATAAAGAATCTATTCAGAGCATTTGAGGAATGCACCTATGAAAATACTAGGGTTATAATACTTGGTCAAGATCCTTATCCCCAAGTAAATGTAGCCGATGGTATTGCCTTTAGTTGTAGCATGTATGGTACAATAGAGAAATCTTTAAAGTATATGTATGACTCTATAGAAAGGACTACAGATCAGGAGCTAGAAAGGTCAGCAGACCTAACAAAATGGGCTAATCAAGGAATGTTAATGCTAAATAGTGCATTGACTACGACAATCAATAAACCAGGTGCCCATCAGTTAGTTTGGAAACCATTTACGGCAGCAATTATTGATCATCTAATTTGGAATAAACCAGGTTTGATCTACGTATTTCTTGGCAAAAGAGCACAGGAGTATGCTGATATGATACCAGATAATCATTATAAAATTTTTGCTACGCATCCTGCAAGTGCGGCTTACACCGGACAAGCAGAATGGGATTGCAACGATTTATGGAATAAAATAAATAAAGAACTGGAAAGAAATGGGAAAGAAAGAATCAAGTACTAAAAACTATGTACCTCTACCTGATAAGATATCTGTTCGTGGATATTTGGATTACAAATCTGGTGAATATATATTTATTGTTTTTAGCAATAAAAGATATGTTCAGGCAAAGGGATTGTATGACGCTCTATCTATATTTGGTATCAATTACGACAAAGCAAAATTGATTGTTGCTGAGATGTCTGATGAGCTAGATACTACTCATAAATTTAGAACAACAGAAGCTAACTATACTCAATTTGCCTTAGACCAAAGATTTCTTTATGATACTAACACAGTTTTACGATATCCTTGATGAAATAGATGTAACTCCTAATGCATTTCATATTTTATGGTGTATTGCTAACAAGCGTAGACCTAAGTCTGTAAATGCGCATACTGAATTAAGAAATCTTAATGCAGCTAAACTTATAGATGATAAGTATGCAATAACCGAGGAAGGTAAAACGGTTTTAAATAAAGTATCAACCGTATTTAAAACGGAAATAGTTGAGCAAAAACCAATTGTGTCAGATGACTATATTGCTCAGTACCTTAACCTATTCCCTAAAGGTAAATTACCTAGCGGCAAATCAGCCAGGGTAAATCGTAGGGATATAGATAAGGCCTTTAAATGGTTCTTTCAGAACTATGATTATAGTTGGGATACAATCCTTAAGGCAACTGCCTACTATGTAGATAGCTTTGAGAAACAAAAGTTTATGTACATGAGGAACTCCCAATATTTTATAGGTAAAACTAATCCAGATAAAACTAAAGACTCAGATTTAGCAAGTTATTGTGAGATCATTCTAAACGGTGGTTACGAAGAAGAAACCACATTATCAGAAAAAGTAGTATGACGTATAAAAAGTTAGCAGCTGTTGTAATGATGTTATCCATCATGCTCCTGTTGCATGTAATTGTTTGGAGAGTTAGTACAGATATACTACACATTCAAATTAGTTTTCTGCAGATAATTTTTATCAATATTTTCTTGGAAGTATTGAGCAAAGGTTATAGTTTTATATCCCGGAAAGTTCTAGAATCATTCTGAGTTACTGCTCCGGTAACAATTTCATTTTCAGTATAATGGCAGAAAAAAATCATGCTTGGAAAGGGCAGAAAGATGGTTTTGTCCAAGCACTAGAATACATGAAAGGAAGGAGAGACGGTAAGATACGTAGTATCAAAACCCCTTGGCCTAAATTTAATGATGCATCTACCGATGGTATAGAGTGGAATACTCTAACTGTTATTGCAGGTAGGTCTGGTGCTGGTAAGACTTTAGTAAAAGACAATATTGTAAATAACGCATTTGTACTGAATAAAGGTGAGGAATTTAGGATATTAGAATTTCAGTTCGAGATGCTTTCCAGAGTAACAGCATTACGTGAATTCTCCAGTGTGGTCAACAGATCATACAAAGATTTGTGTAGTGCTAATGGTCAGCTAGATGATGAGACACTCTTGAAATGCTATGACTATGCAAAGATTAGAGTAAAGTATCCTATTGACGTAGTAGAAAATCCCATGACTGTTAAAGAGATTGAAGAAGTAATCATTGATTACATGGAAAGTCACATTAATACAGAGGGAGAAGTTCCAAGATATGTCAATACGATTATTACTCTTGACCATTCATACCTGCTTAAGGTAAACAATGGACAGAACAAGCAGGATATGCTTTATGAATTTGCTGAGACTCTTACAAAACTTAAGAGAAGATATCCTATTGCGTTTATCATTCTAAGTCAGCTTAATAGGAACATTGATAATCCAGAGAGAAATGAAGATGGTAGGGCTGGTAACTATATCTTATCTTCAGATCTTATGGGTGCCGATGCTTTGCTTCAACATGCTGACATCGTTGTTGGTCTTAACAGACCAGGGTATTTCAAAATTCGGCACTACGGTCCTGAAAGATACATTATTGATGATGAAAGAGTTATGGTAATGCACTTCCTGAAATGTAGGAATGGTGATACGAGAATGAGTTTCTTCAGAGGTAATTTTGAAAGCATGAGTGTAGTAGAAATACCGACACCGCCGAAACAAGAAAAACGTTTAAATACAAAATAATGATTAAGACTCAAGAAAAGAAAAATCTAGTTGATAAGAAAGCTAGAATGCAAAATCTTGTAGAGTATCACCAGAATACTTTTAAATTACTTGGTGTAGAAGATCCCCTGTTTGTACCTACAATGGCGTACAAACCTTATACGAAGACAGAGTTACATGTTAGTTTGTTTCCAAGTCAGTTAAGAAAGGGACAGGATATCTACACAGAGTTTGTAAATAAAGAGTTTGAACCTGAGACAGAGGAAAGAACTCTATATAAATGGAAATACAATAAATACTGGGAAGAGGAGTATGATTCTGTTGAATTAGAAAACAGCAGTGATCGTAGATACTTGGTTCCTGTAAGTGAATTAGAAGCAGTTATAATTCCTAAATCAAAGCAACCAGTTGATTCTGAGATAATTACGTTTGATACCTTTGATGAAATCATGGATCCAGACGAAGATTGTCCATTAGATAGAATAACTTTGCGAGATTTAGCTGCAATTATGCTGAATAAACCAGTAAGCAGAAAGAAGTGGCTAAACCAAATAATTAAATCATAATGGAAATCGTACTGCCAACCAAGAAACAAAAGCCAGATACTGCAAGTCCAGAGAATCTTGTAATCTTTAGTAAGCCTAAGGTAGGTAAGACTACCTTGTTTGCTGATCTACCTGATTGTTTGATTCTAGATTTAGAATCTGGTTCCAAGTATGTTGAGGCTTTAAAGATTGGTGCTGCTAATGTAGATGAGATTAAGGCAATCGGTAAGGCAATTAAGGATGCAGGTTATCCCTATAAGTACGTAGCTGTAGATACAATTACTGCTTTAGAAGAAATTTGTATCCCATTTGCTGAGGAACTTTATTCTCAATCTCCAATGGGAAAGAGCTGGTTTACAGATGGTAAGACTAAGTATGGTAGCATACTTAACATGCCTAATGGTGCCGGTTACCCTTGGTTACGTGAAGCATTCTCCACTATTATTGCTTATATTAAGAAGTGGGCACCAAGAGTTATTCTTGCTGGTCACGTAAAAGATGTGCTGTTAGAAAAGAATGGGGCTGAATTTACATCAATGGATTTAGACCTAACAGGTAAACTTAAAAGGATTATTATGCAGCACTCTGATGCAATAGGATATTTGTACAGGAAAGGAGATACAAACATTCTTAGTTTCAAAACTAAAGATGATGTATCTTGTGGTGCAAGACCTATCCATTTAAAGAATAAAGAATTTGAAATTTCAAAAATTAACGAGGACGGTAGCGTAACAGTTGACTGGTCTCAAATCTTCATCGACTAAATTTAAAACCATGATTAGTACAAAGAACATTAAAGAAAACGGTTCATCATCATCAGTAGCAAAGACATTGTCCCCGGGAAATGCCTCTGTAAAAATTTATAACATCCGACTTGAGGCAACACCTTATAATAAGGAGGCTTACAACATCATCCTAGATGTTGAAGGTCCTGCATTAGGTGATGACTTTGAAGGATTTTATGTTGACAAAGACAATCCAGATTTGGGTCGTCATCAAGGTCAGGTAGGTCGTGTTAAGCTTACAGAATATCCATTTGCTGATGCAACAACTCCGAAAGGAAATGTAATTGTTCGTGATGAAGAGATTCTTAAAGCAATCAAGAACCTGTGTAAAGAGACTAAGTCACTAGCCTGGTTAGAATCACAAGATGAGAAGCATGATACTGTTGACTCATTGGTTAATCAGTTTAATTATGATAAACCATTTGCCAATAAGTTCCTACGTGTATGTATTGCAGGTAAAGAATATCAGAATAAAGCTGGTTATACTAACCACGATTTGTATTTTCCTAAATGGTCTAAAGATGGCATTGCATATGAAAGTGCTGAGATTGACGAAGTAAAAAGTAAAGTAGTTAAGTTCAATACTGAAGTTCATATTAAGAAAAACAAGACCGTAGAGGTTAAAACATTTGGAGAGTCTACAACAAAGAAGTCTCTAGCTGATGATTTCGAGTTGTAATAGTTAACTTATAAGATAACAAAGGGGGCAGAATTAACTGTCCCCTTTAATTTTTTATAGCATGCTTAGTACAAGATCAATAGTAGTATCAATAGATGAAGTTCCGTCTACTTGGATATATGAATATTATTGTAAGCTAACCGAAAAGCTTACAGGTCAGAGTGTTAAGATGAAATCTTTGTTTAATCATAAAGATACTAACCCTAGTTTCTTTATCTATTACAGAGACGGTAAGTATAAATGGAAAGATTTTTCTACAGGCTTTGGTGGTAGTGATGTAAATCTGGTTTCTGAAATGTATAGTTTAGAATATCCTGAAACTGTTCAGCTGATAATGAAAGACTATTCAGTATTCCTAGAGAAAAACAAAAATGGATATACACTTAGTCCAATAGTTGAGGAAAATAAGTATGAGCTATCAACCGTAGTAACAAGACATTGGAATAATCTAGACGCAAGTTACTGGCTACAGTATAACATAGGCTCTGAAACATTAGAAAGATTTAATGTAAAGCCTATTGAATATTATGCTTTTACTTGCACTGACAAACCAGGTTTTGATGTGCGTAGTAATTATATGTATGGTTATTATAATTCAAATAACCAGATATGTAAAATCTACAGACCTAAAAGCCAAGACTATAAATTCATAAAGGTCAGGGATTATTTGCAAGGTACAGATCAGCTAGAGTTTAATAAGCCATATCTAGTAATATGCAGTTCTTTAAAGGATGCTATGTGCATAGATTCTATGGGTTATCCTATAGAAGTAGTTGCACCGGATAGTGAGAATAGTATAATCCGTAAAGAGATAATTGATTTATATAAAATAAAATATAAAGCTATTTGTACTTTACTTGATAATGACAAGGTTGGTATAGAGGCAATGGCAAAATACAATGCACTGTATCAGATTCCAGGTATACATCTGAAATTAGAGAAGGATTTATCTGACTCAGTTAAAGTTCATGGTATTGAAACTGTGGATAGAATTCTTAGGCCAATCCTTAAAAACATTTTACTGAGATGAGTTGGTTATATAACGGTGCTGTCTTTACTGAAGACATGATACCTGAAAATGCTTTTGGTTTTATCTATATCATGGGAGCTATAATTGATGGTAAATCAGTAAGTTACGTTGGTAAGAAAAACTTTTATGCAGAAGTAAAAACAAGACTTAGTAAGAAGGCAATGCCTACAGACAAACGTAAAAAGACGTACAAACGTGTACGGAAATGTACGTATCAAAATTATTTTAGTAGCAATGAAGCACTAAAACAAGCTCATAAAGATGGTGTACATATCAAAAGAGAAATCATAAAGATATGTTACACTAAGTCTGAGCTGTCATACCAAGAAGTAAAGTACCAATTTATGTTTGGAGTACTTGAATCTGAATCTTGGTTAAATGGAAATATTCTCGGTAAATTTTACAAACAAAACAAATGACTGAAGCAGAAATCATGGCAGCTATGCTGTCTATATACGAGCAAGGAATAGAAATGGTAGAAGTAGACTTCTCTGGATCAGGAGATAGTGGTGATATAGATGAATGGAGATATCTTGATGCTGATAATAATGAAATTGACATTGATGATAAGTCACAGGCAATAATAAAAATGATTGGAGAAGAAATTATTAATCATAATTATGGCTATGACTGGTATAATAATGAAGGTGGTCGTGGTACATTACATATGAATCTTAAGGAAAAAACTTGGGATATAGAAGGTGTTCAGTATGTAGAAGAACCTAACAGTGAAGAAGGAGAACTTGTAGATATTTTAAGTAAACTAAGCGCAAATTCCTGATGGCACATCCCCATGAACATGCAAAAAGTTCTGTCAAAAAATGGGGTGGTAAACTAGAAGATTACTTGTATTATAAGATTTAGTATTGTAAATTTGTAGTGTATAATATTAAATCTTATGGAAAAGTATAAACTGAATTATGAACCTGGACAGATTATCTACACATCAACAGAAAAAGCAACTTTCTTTACTTATCAAGGTGAAGCAGGTGTTAGTACCGGAAACAAAAGACTGGTACTTGTACAATGCAGATGTAAAAAACTTTTAAAAGTACAACTGACTAATATCAGAAATGGTAATTCAATCTGTTGTGGAAAAGCTCCATGCAGAACAAATAAGCTTATAAGTAGACGGAATAAAGACACTAGCTACAAGGCACTCCTTTACTCTTATAAAAAACATGCTCAAGATAGAGGTTTATCTTTTGACTTGACATTTGATGAGTTTAAAGAGTTGCTTAGTAAGAACTGTATTTATTGTAAAGCAGAACCTTTTGCTGTTTATCAGATATTAGATTCTACTACAAAAGCTGTTAGAGCAGGTATACCTATACTGTATAATGGTATTGACAGAGTAAACTCTCAAAAAGGGTACACTCTTGATAACACTGTCAGTTGTTGTAAAATTTGCAATAGAGCAAAAAGCGATTTACCCTTAGCAGATTTTCTAAAATGGATAGAGACTGTCTATAATAACACAAAAAATGGCACACCCTTTACAACATTGTAAAAGTTCAGTAAAGAAATTTGGAGGACAAATATCTGATTATGAGGCAATTCACAGCTGGTTTGATGAAACTAAGGCCTGGTATGGTCATAGTATGCATCGTCTATTCCGTCATCACAGTGAGGGAATATTTGAATGTGAAAGAATCTTCGGTGCTTACTTCATCAATTCTGATGGTAAGAAAGTTTACACCCGTTATGTTGGAGAACAACATGTAAAAGAAGATTGCAATGGTTACATACCAAGTGCAAGAGAATGGATATTATTTATGAATAATCCACAAAAGTGGATGCTTAAAACACTGGATATCAATGA